TCTTTAAGCTGCATTTCGTATTCTTTTAAAGCTTCAGTAGCATGACGATTGGCCTCAGATTTATTTTTATAAACTCCTTTGGTTTCATCCATTTTAATTTCATCAAATACTGTGGCTTCATATACCATACCTTCTTTGGTTACACCTTTACTAGGTTTTTTAACTACAAAGAATTTACCTATTTCATCTACTACAGGTAGTACTTCTTCTTTAACAGGTTTTTTAACCTCGTTTTCTTCTACTTCGTTTAATAATTCAGTTAATTTCATGATTGTAAGAATTGTGTTATTTTTGATTGTGCTTCTTCAGGTGAAACAATATGTTGTAAATGTTGTTCTACCTGTTCTTTAGACATTAATTTTTTAATATCGTCGTTTGTTTTTTGTAGTTGTTTTTCTGCGGAGCGTTGTTGAGCAGGGGTTTTTGGTTTTGTATCTTTTGGAGCAAAAGGTTCAAGATATATTTTAACAATATCATCTAACGTTTTAGCATCAGCTAATTCTTTATCTTTAGTTGTTGCTATAAAATTACCCCCAAATAAATTAAGATACGGAATAAAATTTTTAGTTACATTAGCCCAAGTTTGCATTACAATTCCAGGCATTAAACTACGGTCTTCACCTTTAGAACGTTCAAATCTATCTTCGTTTTTACGCAATGATTTTTCTAATGAATCAAGAGTATTTTTTAAATCCTCTGTTTTCTTATATGATGCGGCTGTGCCGTCAATTACAATATGGTTATTTTGTTGAATTTCTTGATTAAGTTCGTCTTGATAAGTTTTTTGAGCTTTTTGCATAGCAACAGCTGCTTTACTTCTATCTTCAGGACCTGCCTTTTTTAAATCAAGTGAAACTTCTAAATCTTTAAGATTTTTGATAAAATGATCATCAATATTTAATGTCTTAATCCCTGCATCCGAGATTAGATCACCAACTATTGAGGATTTACCCGCGCCTGGGGCTCCAGCCAAAATGATAGCTTTCGGTGAAGAGCTCACCTCTTTAAGTAAAGTAACTAAAGAAATCATTAACGCGCGTTTTGAATATAAATATTATGTCTTTTATTCCTCAATAAAAGGCATAGTAACTACGTGATCAGCATTGATATATTCTACTTTCCCAGCACAACCATTATATTTAGTCCATTCTGGGTTTGGAAGGACTTCAAAATAACATTTATCATCTTGGATATAAATAAGTTTACCTAAATAAGTAGGTAATAGACATGTACGAACAGTACGTCCTATTAATTTATTTAAATTATTATGAAGTTTATGACGCACAGTAACTTTGTGACGTCCCATATACATGTATTCGTAATCAGCCATTATTTTTCTTTTTTAGATAATAGTTAAAAGTACGATTAAATGTCCAAAACTTTTCACGTTGTTTATTCGTGTCAGTATTATAAAATGATGATTTTTGTTCTTTGAACTCGTTTACTAAAGCTTCAACGACTTGTTCTTTTGTATTAAATTGCATAACTTTTATTTTTAATAACCCATTTCCATTTGTAAATCACGTTTCTCTTTTTCTACCTCAGAGTATACATTAAGATTTAAATACGTGTTATTCCATGTATTATGGAACAAATATGCTTCAGCCATTTTACTTCTTTGTTGTACATCAACTCTTGAGCTGCTTGGAAATCATAATTTTCTAACATAACCTTTATTTTTATCAATCTTACCTTGTAAATGTACGAAGGGGCTTTCGCCCCTCCAACCATTTGACAAGATATTTTTAAAAATTTTAAGGAGTAATAGTAGTCATACCAGCTTCAGGTTCAGAAAAGTCACCTGTTTCTTCACCAGCTAATTTATTTCCTAACCACCACAAACCAGCACCCGCTAGTAAACCAACAGCTGTTGTTCCTATCATAGCTAAACTTCCTGCTCCTGCTAATCCAGCAATTATAGCTCCTGGGATACCAAGTCCGGTTGCGTTAATTTTTCCTATAGTTCCTATAATTTTTCCTATTTTTTCTTTAACAGGGACTTCTCTTACTGCAAATTGATCTTCTGCAAGAGAATCAGTCATGGCTTCAACTTTATCTAAAACAGCATCAAAAGAAATTTCTTCATCTATTGTTTCTTTTAATATACCAGCGCTTTGAAGTCCTTTTTTAAGTTGAGCTTTATCTTCATCTGATATTTTGTTCCAAACTTTTTCCATTTCAGCATCAAATTTAGGACTTTTTGCTATATCTTCAACTTTGTCAGCTGTTAAAGAATTACTTTCAAGTTCATCAACTTTTTCTTTATATTGACCTTCATTAATTATTCCAGCCAATTTTTGCATACGCAATATTTCGTTATCCATTATGATATTTTATTATAAATATCAATCTTTTCTTTTAACTTGCGTTTTAAATTCAGTAAATACAGGTGCTTCGTTTGGATTTTCTAAATCAAATAAACGTTTTACTGTTTTAAAGATTTCAATGTTTTCTTCTTGTGTGCGAGATGGTAAAATCATTTCCCATCCTTTACCTTGCATTTTATCTTTTGAACCTTTACGTTTGGAAGATTTTAACCACAAGATACCTGTTTTATCAGGTTTAACACCAAAACATTCTTCGTAACAATGAGCATAAACTGCTGCTTGTAATTCGTAAGTAGTTTGAATGTGATTGGAGGTTTTATGGTCAATAATCCATAAATCATTATCAATTCTACAAACTAAATCTGTTGTACCTGCTACTTTAAGTTCATCTGAATAAAGATGAATTTCTTGATCAATTAATTCGGGTTTATATGTTTCCCAGAAATCAACAAAACGTAAAAACATTTGCCAAATAATTTCAAGGATACGATTGTTGACTACTTTTACATTTCTTTTTTTCATAAGAATAATTTTTTCTCAAGTAAACCTGAGAAGGTTAAGGGGTAAGTTTCTTGTATAAGTTTTGTAAAATTATTAAATCCCATTTCACTTGGGTCTTTATCTTGCATATCAACTAGATATACTTCTTTTCCTTCCTGCATTAATTTTTCACAGAAATCTAAAGCTTGTTTTTGAGCATCTTTATCAAGTGCAATATAAATTTTTTCAACCGAAGACATTACTATCTTCTTCATTAATTTTGTTTGTATATTTTTGCCTAATAGCGGTATAACATTTCTTTTAATGGAGATGGCGTCAAATGGTCCTTCGCACAATATAAGCGGTAATTCCCAATTTATAAACAATTCAAATGGTATGATATCACGCGATACTGAGGGGTTTCTATATTTTACTGATGGTTCTTTTTCAAATGAGCGACCTGTAAAATAGTTTATATTTCCTCGTTCATCAAACGAAGGAATAATAACCATATTAGCATATCTTCCTGTTTCACAATATCCAATACCGTACTTTAAAATGTCTTCTTCGGTAATACCTCTAGATTTAATATAGGCAAGAGCATGTCTTCCCATAATATTAGATTTCTGGATGTTGATAAGGGGTTTAAATTCTTTAGGGAGAGTAACTTTAGTTTCTACTTGAACATCTGTTTCAGGTCCAACATATTTTACAATAGCTTTTAATTCAGCCATTGTTTCAGGTGGTACTTCTACTGCTTTAAATAATTGATAAAGTTTTTTACCTTTTTTATCACAAACCCAACAATGCCAAGGATTTTCACCTTTAGAATTTTCAGACATATTAACCTCTAATTTTGGTTTATGGTGTTTACATAACGGGCAATGGTAAGCATAGTTACCACGAGCCGTTTGTTTACCAAAACCAAGCACAGAATTAGTCAGTGCAACTAAAGATTGATTTATCATAACGATAATATACTAATCTTTGTTTGCTACTCCAAAGTCACGTGTAAAAAATTTTCCTAGGATATTGTCGTTAAAATAAGTTTCGGGATATTCTAAAACTCCCATCATAAAAAGATATTTACATTCGTAATAAGTTAATAATTTTTTATTATCAACTACTTTAAGAATTTCTCGTTTAAATTCATCTTGTTTACCTTCTTTAAGGAGTGCTTGAACAGGTTTAGCAGAACCAAAATATGTTTTCCAATCGCTTTCTTTTGAAACTACTTTTGAGGTAGGTTTACGACCAGGTCCGGTTTGTTCCGCTAATTCTTTTTTGGTTAATTTACGCTTTATATTGTGATATAACGCTTTTTTTCCAATATATGCACGATTACTCGGAATGTGAGTAGTCACGTATATAAAACCAAAACTATCTTGAGGTAATTCTTCTATTGAGGTAATCTCTTTACCTTCATATAACCAATTTTTCATAAAATTTTTAAATAAATATTAAACAGGAATATAAATTACATGATAGTGAACATTTTCCGTTCCACTACCTCCAGCTGTTACTACGTCTATAACTCCAGTTAAAGTATTTAAAGCTTTTACAAATACTACATTACCAGCAGTAGCGGATGCTGCTTCAATTGTTGCTGTTACCCAAGCATTTGTTCCTAAAGTTTTACCTACTAATTGAGGAATAGCTGGAGTTGATCCAGCACCAGTAGAACATTTGATTAATCCAGCTATAAATGCAAAATTAGCTTCTGTAGGGCCGGCACCAATAAAAGTGTAGTGTTGTTCTTTAAGATAGTTTGAAGTAGCATTCAATGCATATGAAGCAGTAATAGCACGAGACGCAGTAATATTATTTAATACACTCCCTGAAAGTTCAAATGTTGATAAAATTTTTGGAGGTTTCGTTCCAGCACCATCTACTATTAAAGGGTAATAAACACCTGAACTTGTAGTTGCTGTTACTACGTTTATTGCTGAAGAAGCTGTTGTTGCTGTTGTAGCAGATGTTGCGGAACCTGTTAAACTTCCACTAATTGATATATTATAAGCTCCTGTTGTTCCACCTCCTGCAGTAAGAGCGTCATACAATTGAAGTAAATCGTTTGGTTCAATTATATTACCATTTACTATATTTGATGAATTTAAAGTCGCCATTTGTAATAAATATTAGTAAAAAAGTAAATTATTGCCAAGCTGGGATATAATAAATATTTCCAGCAATAGTGACTCTAATCCAACCGGCTGCTGTATATCCTGTATTATCTGGGACTGTGTCTTGTAAAAATCCATACTGACCTGAGGGACCAGTATTAGGAGTAAGTAATCCAAAACCTGTACCACTTGCTCCTGAAGTTCCTGAAGTGCCTGGTCCTCCTGAAGTTCCTGATGAACCTGGAATACCTGATGTACCTGAAGAACCTGTTAATCCTGAAGTTCCTGAAGTACCTGCAGTACCTGCAGTACCTGAAATACCTGAAGTGCCTGTTAGTCCTGAGGTACCTGAAGTGCCTGTTAGTCCTGAAGTACCTGAAGAGCCATTTGCTCCGGAAGTGCCTGAAGAGCCGTTCGCTCCTGAAGTACCTGATGAACCTGGAATACCTGATGTACCTGAAGAGCCGTTTGCTCCTG